TGATCCTGAAGCGATTGAAATGAAGGAAAGAGTTACTCAATCTGCAACAATGATGGGTCTTCCACCCAATGTTGATATGAATATTATTTTAAATAACATGTCCAAAATGCTTGAAGTGATGAAGGAACAGATTGACAAGACTGGTTCCGACCTGTAGAATAACAAGGTACACACAAGCCAAATCCGTACACATCCGAGGTAATCCGAATGTCTTTTGCTGATCTTAAAAAACAATCTTCTCTTGGTTCTCTGACTCAGAAACTGGTAAAGGAAGTAGAGAAGATGAGTACAACTTCTGGTGGCGCTGATGAGCGTCTCTGGAAACCCGAAATGGATAAAACTGGTAATGGTTTCGCAGTTATCCGTTTCCTTCCTGCACCCGAGGGTGAAGAACTCCCCTGGGCAAAAATGTATTCCCACGCCTTCCAAGGTCCTGGTGGTTGGTACATTGAGAACTCCCTGACCACGACTGGTGGTAAGGATCCTGTCTCTGAATACAACCGCGAACTTTGGAATAGTGGTATTGATGCAGATAAAGAAACTGTTCGTAAGCAGAAGCGTAAATTGTCTTACTACAGCAACATCTATGTAGTCAAGGATCCTACTAATCCTGCAAACGAAGGTCGTGTCTTCCTGTTCAAGTTCGGTAAGAAGATCTTTGACAAGATCATGGAAGCAATGCAACCTGAGTTTGAAGATGAAACCCCCATCAATCCTTTTGATTTCTGGGCAGGTGCTAACTTCAAACTGAAGATCGTCAAGAAAGATGGTTATTGGAACTACGATAAGTCTGAGTTTGATCGTGTCGCTCCTCTTTTGGAGGATGATGATGCTCTGGAAGCAGTCTGGAAAAAGCAGTATTCTCTTGCTGCAGTAACTGCTCCCGATCAGTTCAAGACTTATGAGCAACTGGAAGCACGTCTGAAGATGGTTCTGGGTCAGAAGTCTTCTAATCGTCCTCGTCTGGATGAAGAGGTTGAAGATGAAGATAATGATCGTGGATCTTATACTCCCGACTTTACTTCACGTCGTCCCGAACCTGAACTTCCTGTCGTGAGTTCTTCTAATGACGAAGACGAAGATGATGCTCTGTCATACTTCCAGCGTCTTGCTGAAGAGTGAAGTATAATCAGATCTGCTTGACTCTTTTGGTTATAGCAGCTTATGCTAATCTACTACTGAAATAGTCTGATATTTTCAGCAGTCTTTAAGGTTCCACTCTTATACTGAGTGGAACCTTCTCTGTATGTCATCATATCTTCCATATCATCAATAACAACATTTAGATATCTTGGTTTGAGAATGAATATGTTTCTTTTATCATTCTCTAATTTTTCTTCATAATCATAGTTGGTAACAGCGATTGGTGCTGGTGTTGTAACCATTGTGTCAGTCAAGTAATCAAAATAAGTTATTGAATAGTCTGATGGAACTTGCAGTCCTGCTGGAACAATCACAACATCTTCACTGTTTTTTACTTCTTCTGTTTCATAGTGATGAACTCCATTGTAAAGGGTGTCATAGTTACCATACTTTTCTAAAAGATATTCATCAAAATTTACCTGAGACATCGGCCATTCGGTTTGAATGTTGATGATATTATTTGTAATCAGAACTACCCAATCTAAGGAAGAATCGCCATAGACTTCAGCAGCAACGTTATCTGGTCTATCATTTCCATTAATTTCATATTTTGTGAAGAATGATAAATTCTGAAAGATGTCTTCTCTTAAGACACCTCTTTTGAATAGATTCTTTACACGAATATAGTCCGATATTTTAGCATCGGGAATTCTACTAACATATTCAAAATCTGGAAGTCTTTGGAAGTAGTTTGACATTTTAGTAACCTATACCTTCTAAACCTTCATAATCACTATTGAATATTGGTTCAAGTTCTTGGAACTGCATGGTTATTTCATATGACACAAGCACTCCATCATGAAATGTTGCATACTGACCTTCGGGTGTGTAGTTCACATTAACACTTTGTAATGCACATTCTTTGATCTTACCTATGTATGGATGATCATAGTCTTCCCCTTTTGGTCTATGTATGTATTGAATTCTAAAAGTGTTTGGTGTTTTTAAAAATAGATTTGATTCTGATTTGATAGGAGACATTCCTCTCTTAAAGAAGTTAAGAATTGAAATTATTTCTTTAGCTTCGGGTGAATTTCTTGCAGACATTTTAAATGTAAAACCAAATGGTCTAAGTGATGGACCATTAAATAATAATTCCATATTTGGATTGATAACAATACCTTCAGCTCTTGCTAATATTGCTTGATTATCTCCTCCTATAGCTGCTGCAGTAAATGCAGAAGCAACTGCTTTTTTAGTGTTTGGATCTTGTGCAGCATTTTCTCCAGATGCTCCAAGAGATCCTAAACCTGCACCAATACCTTCGGTAATACCTTTATATGCACCAGCTGCAAGAGCTGCTTGTAAAGCATTCATGCTGTTTTCTCCCCAACTTGCAGCATTTGTGTCTGATATTCCAGATGGAATTGGAAGAACAACACTTCCAAGAATTTTTCTATCTTTAAAATCTGAACCTCTTCCCCCACCTAATGATAATGTTTCTGATCCACCAGAACTTCCTAATGCACCAAATCCAGAAGGTTTATATTCCAACATAGTAAATTTAACTATGTCTTGTTTTGTTGAACCCAAATCTTTTGGATATGTATAGTTCCCAAAGGTTCTAGTTTTTCCCTGCGAATCAACCGCACCTCCACCTATTGACCCTTTTGCAGCAGTTCCACTTTCTTGTTGCTCTCCATTTCCTTTTGTAGAAGAAACTAACTTTGCTTTGTCTGCTGGCTTTGTTATTCCTGCCTTGTTTAATGCTCTTGAAACTTGAGCATCTGTGTTTTTATGTATCGCTCCATTAGGATCTTTTAATTCTTTTTGTAATCCAGCACCTGCAACTCCAGACATAGTTGGATACTTTGGGTCAGAAAAACTATATGTCTTTCCTCCATCTTTAGATATTGCTGCCGGTTGCCAACTTCCATTTTTTTCAATATAAACTACAGTTTCACCACCGCTGATATTTCCTGCACCATCTTGAGATACTTTTGTTACAGTTCTGTGATATATTGGTGTTCCTCCAGTAGTTTCTGTTACTGGTTTCGTTGATCCCTGAGTTCCTGGTACAACCCTCTCTACAGTTCTAGTAGTTGCTCCAACAGGAGTTCTTGCCTGATCGCTACAAATTGCTCCTGCAGGACAAGTAAATGATGCCATCGGATATACTACTAAACAAAAATCCTTTATTTATTTAGACGGAATTTCCCATATTGTAATGACAACAATTCATCAAGTTCATTATACTTGATGACATGAAGTTTTCCTGCTACTTCTTCCCAAGTATATTGTCTACCTTGTCTCCAATGAAAGTTGATTGCTTTGAATCCCCACTTCTCTAATGAGGTACAAGCAATAAGTGGGTGTTGATCATACTCTATGTCTGGTGTTTTGGGATTGTATATAAAGGTATAAAACTTTCCTGGTTCTGGATATAATACTTCTTCCTTGAAAATATCCATAATAATCATCATGATTTCTTCTGGATCTTTTGTTCCAGATTCCTCAACTCTTTTGAGAAGTTCTTTTGTTCTTGCAGTACCTGTTCCTACATACTGACCGAAACCTTCTGCCATTACTTGATACCCAGCTCTTCTTCTGTGATGATTTTAAACTCTATCAATCTGTCGTCACAAAACTCTTTTGCTGCTCTCCACTTTGCTTTATTAACTTCATAAGTAACACATTCATGAATGTATGATTTCGTTACTCTTGATTTTTTTGTGGGAGGTTTTGTTTGTTTTTTTGGTTTAACTTCAACCACGTATGTCTTAACTTGACCTGTGCTCTCTTTTACTTTAATAATGAAGTCTGGAAAGTATCTGTGAACTCTATTATCAACTGGTGAGATATATGGAATAGAAAACTCTTCACTTCCCCACTCCAAAATACTTTCATTCAAATCACACCAACGACAGAACTTTCTTTCCCAACTGCTACGACAAATGATGTTATTGGGATTTCCCTTGTACTTTTTTGGATAGGAAGGATAATATTTGCTTTTGATACTTTCTGCCATACATAATATATAAGGTCAAAAAGTATTTATAAATGCCTAGGCAAATCAGAGACATAGCCCAGACAGTTAAAACAAATATTCTCAATCCTGCTTTAACTTCAAATTTTTATGTTGAAGTTCCAATTCCTAGCGGGGATGATTCTGGATTTAAAAAGTTTTTAAACTATAATGGAGTAGTCTGGGAACAGGATAAATTAAATTTATTATGTTCTGAGGCTACTTTACCCGGATCCAATTTAGCAACACTGGAACTTACAAACGATCACACCGGTGTAACTGAAAGACATGCATATCGTAGAGTTTATGATGATAGAATTGATTTGACTTTTTATGTAAATGCTGATAGTTATTTGCCAATCGTATTTTTTGAAATTTGGATGAAGTGGATTGTTGCAGAGTCTGTAGCGGAAAGTCCTACAAAAGGAAATATTGGCTCGAAAAATTCAAACTACTATTATGGAGTTAAATATCCAGACGATTATGTTTCT